CCAGTCAGATGCAAAGTCTTTTTTGCAAAATTCAAGGTTTACTTGAAACTCCTCTGGTTGTAGGATTCTTTCAGTTATTGTTACAGCATCGTCAGTTTTAGTAAAGTCACAACTTGCATTTGCTATCACAGCACCTGTTGCTACTTTTTTCATTACTGATTTATACTTTATGTTAGGCTTCACTTCAATTCCGCCTTTGTCTATTGTGTTAGCTGATAATAAAGCAGCAGATAAATATTTACCCGCACTTTGTCCAGCATATGTAGTAGTTAAACTATTTAAACTATTAGCCATTTTATTTTATATTAATTATTGTTAAAAATTTTATCAAAAACCCTGTCTTTAGTTGTTTTAATTCTGTTTTCAGAAATTTTAAAGTTCATTTTATTATTAACTTCAGCTTCAGGATTATGTTTTACAGGTTCAGGAGCAACAGCAGAAAGTTCTTCTTTTTCTTCTACTTTTACTTCTTCCTTCATTTCTTCTTTGTTACCAAGTTTTTCGTCTATCATTGCTTTGATCTCTTCAACAGCAGATGTAAATTCTTCTTTAGTAACGTAGTTCATCTTTTCTTCTTTTTCTTCTTCTTCTAATTCAGTTTCTTTAACTTCTTTAGACTCTTCAGAAAGTTCTTCTTCAACTGCTTCTTCTTCTTCAGCAGCTTCTTTAATACTGTCAATTAAACCCTCTTCAACAACAACTAAGATTTTACCATCTTCTAATTCATATTCACCAACAGGTAAAGCTATCTGCTCATCTTCTGTTTTAATAAATATTGAATTACCAGCTTCAAACGATTCTGCAACAAGTACAGTTCCATTTTCTAAAGTAACCTCAGCCATTTCTATTTTGTTTTCAGAAAGTTCAACTTTTTCACCAACAATATTTTTTATTTTGTTTAGTATGTCGTTTGCTTTCATAATTTGAGTATATACCTATAAACGTTTGAAAACGTTAACTGTTATATTTTTTTGCAACTTTATTTTTATTCTGACGTTTTAGTTATGTTTCCAATGCCTTGAGCTTGCAAACTTCCGTCACAACATTTACTGCTGTAAGTATTGTCTGAACATAAACAACCCCTTCTGCTATTGCTTGGACTTGTGTTGCTTGGTGTTTTATATTTTTTACTTTTCATTTGTTTAGTTTTTTATTGGCACACAATTAGGTACTCTTTTACCGTTTTTAATTTTAAATCCTATCATTTCATAACCAGCATAACAAGGTTCTTTTAAATTAGCCTCTAATAAATCAAGTTCTTTTAATTTAGAACCAGCCCATCTTAAACCAGCTTTACCACCCCATAATAAATAGCTAATAGTTCCACAAGCTTTTGTATCTCCTTCGTCATAATACTCTTGCGCTCTACTTAAATAACTAAACATCCTTTTTAAGGTTTCAACACTAATGTTTTCTTTGTTAGCTAATTGTTGCGCTCTAATCTTACCTACTTGTGTAGCACATTTATTATTTACTTTTTTATTTAGTTCAATACCTCGCTTTGCATTATTACTTACTGCATCAGGATAGTCATTAAATGTTTCTAATTCTGTTCTTTTACCAGACTTAGTTCTTTTGTCTTTCTTAATTAATGCCTTAATATTACTGAGCATATATTCAGCCTCAGCTTCTTCTATCTCTTGTAGTTCTTTACTCCATTCAGATTTTAAATCAGGATCTTTTACTTGTGCTTTATCTGCGAAAAAACCTTCAATGCTAAAACCCTTTACTTTGCCAGTTTCTATGTAGTTCTTCCAAACGTCTTCGTTTTCTACTTTCATTGAAATCATCCAAGTGCCTTTTGGTACACTTAAACCATACTTGTTAGTTTTATCCATTTTAGTATCTTCTACAATCCAAGATTCAACAACAGTCAAGTTGTTAATTTCCATTTCGTGTTCTAAAGTTGCGTTGTTCTGCATACTGTTTTGGAAAAACAATTCGCTTGCCCTTCTTACTGTTTTCTCAGAAAAGTAAACGTAAAATGTATTATCTCCGTTCTTTCTAAAGATTGGTTTATTAGGTATTAAAGCTGCTCCCATTAGTAAACGCTTTTCGCCATCTACTTTAGCCAATTTAATTTCCTGTTCTGATAGTGCTACAAAGTCAGATTCTATCGCTGGTAGCTCTACGATGCTAACCGCTTCGATTCCAGTTAGCCCTTCACTATCTTCGTCTAATATTAATTCTATTATATCCATTGTATTTTATTTTAAAGTGTTGCTTGTTGTATTGTATTGTTTTGTAATTGTTGTGCAGTTGTTACGTTACCAGCTACAACATACGCTTGAACTGGTTGTTGTTGCCCTAATGCGCCAGCTACTTGATTAAAACCTGATTGACCCACTACATTAAAACTTGCTGGTCGTGTAGCAGATGCTCCACCACCGCTTGAAGATACAGGGCTTGGACTTGTAGAACCACCACCATCGAATTGTTGTTCTTTAATTTGTTTTACTTGTAATAATCCAGCAGTTACAGCAGCAGCAGATGCAGCAAAACCTAAAGCTGGCCCTACTACAGGAATACCAGCTAACGATTTATAAGAATCAATTGCAGATTGTGCTGTGCTTATTAATGTTTGTGAAATAGATACTGCTTTTTGTATTTTAAATGCTTTCTTTTGTTCTTTTTCACTTTCACCAGCAAACAATGCGCTTATATTAGCAATTGCCTCTAAGCTATTCATAACACCCTGAACTTTTAAGTCATTTAATACTCTTTCATTTTCTGCTATTTCTTTTCTTTTTTCATCAAGTTCTTCTTGATTAGATATTGCATCTGCTGTAGCTTTATCATCAATAGCTTTTTTAGCATCTGCAATTTCTTTATCTCTTGTTATATCTTGTTGTCTTGATTGCTCTAAAAATTCATTTAAAGCTATTTCTGCATCTATTTTTGCTTGTGTTCCAGCATTAGAAGCATCTATAATTCCTTGAAGTCGTGTTGTTTGTATTTCTTTTTCTTCAGCATCTATTTCTTTTTGTTTTTGTAATCTTTCCCTTTCATCTTTTATTTGCTCTGCATTAAACCTTTTTCTTTCAATAGATAAATTATTTTCTGATTCAAGTTTAGACTTAGACATTTCTAATTCTTCTTTGCTCAATGCTAAATCATTTGCTAACTGTTCACTTCTAAAACCAGCAACTTGCGCCCTAACTGCAGCTAATTCGTTTTCAGCTTCCATTACAGCTTTTTGAAATTCTACATTATCTTTAAACTTATTAAGGTCTACTTGCGCTGCTGCAAGGACTGCTTTAGCATTAGATAACATTGCTTTTTCTTGTTTATCTAAAATTAATAATAATTCATCATTAGCTTTTTTTCTATCTGCTATACTGTTTCTTTCTTCATCTCTTATTTGCCTTTGTTGCTCTGCTTGTAAATCATATTTTTCAATTAACCCTTGATTAGCTACACCAGCAAGTTCAGCAGTTTTTTTAAGTTCTACATTTGTTTTTGCAGTTTCTAATGCAGCTTCAATACTAATATCTTTTAAACCATCTATTACTTCACTACCTATATCAGCAACTTCTGTTAATGCTTCACCAGCATTTTCAACTATTGCTTTTCCAGCATCAATAGCTTCAGTTCCGATTCCTACAACATCTTCTTTAATTTCATCAAGTTGTGCTTGTAGTTCTTTAATTTTCTCAGGATTTTTACCGCCTAAAAAAGAATTTTCCCAAGCAAGTTGTGCGCCAACAATAGCAGCTTTTATTCCTTGAAAACCTAACTTAAATGGGGTTATTACAAGAGTTAATATACCACCCATAACTTTTCCAAGAGCATCAAAATTTTCTGTTGCACTTGCTACGCTTTCATAAACCTCAATTAAAACTCTTGACACTTCTGCCATTACAACAGATATTGTTTCCATTACTACAGCTAAACCATCAATTACTTTTTGGTTTTGTTCAACAGCTGTTTTTAAAGCTAAAAATAACCCTACTACTAAACCAATACCAGCAGCTTTAATAGCTGTTCCAACTAACTTAAAACCGCCTGCTAAACCTTTTGCACCTTTTTTAGCTGCTCCAAAACTTTTGCCTAATAATCCTACTTTTTTAGTTTCTTTATTAGTAGTTTCTAAACCATCATTGACTTTTTCAACACCATCAGCAACATTTTTTAAATCTTTTTCAGCTTTACCAGTAT